AAGCAAGAAGAAACAAAACAAGAAGAAAAAAGAGAAGAAATAAAAGAATTAAAGGAGGTTAAAATGGAAGATATCAAAAAAGAAATTTTAGAACAGGAGCAAAAAAGAGTTGCAGAAATTCTTGCAATCGGTGAGGCTCATAATTGCCTTGACCTTGCTAAGAAAGCTATTTCAGAAGGCAGAAGCGTTGATGAATTCAAGGGCATGGTTTTAGAAATTGTGTACAAAGCAAGAAAAGCAGAACCTGTTGACCCAAACATTGGGATGTCTGAAAAGGAAGTAAAACAGTTCTCAATTGTCAGGGCTATAAATGCAATGGCAAACCATAACTGGAATCTTGCACCGTTTGAGAAAGAAGCATCTGATGCAGTAGCCAAAAGAATTGGCAAAGAGCCTCAGGGATTCTATATCCCTCATGATGTTTTGTCAAGCCCTCTTGTAAGCAGAAGAGACCTTGAGAAAGGCACAGGCACAGCGGGAGGATATACAGTAGCAACAGAGCTTCTTGTTGCAGAGTTTATAGAGCTTCTCAGGAATGCTATGATGGTTCGCAGACTTGGTGCGAGAGTGCTTGGAGGTCTTGTTGGCGATATTGCGATTCCAAAGCAGACAGGAGGAGCAACAGCATACTGGGTAGGGGAAAGCACAGCTCCAACAGAATCACAGCAGGCATTCGGACAGCTTGGAATGTCTCCAAAAACAGTAGGAGCGTTCACAGATATATCCAGAAAGCTCTTACTTCAGAGTTCAATAGATGTAGAGGCATTTGTAAGGCAGGATTTAGCTACAATTCTTGGGCTTGCAATTGACCTTGCATGCATAAACGGCTCTGGCACATCAAACCAGCCAACTGGCATTCTCAACACAAGCGGTATTGGCGTTGTTGCAATAGGCACAAATGGTGGTGCACCTACCTATGACCATATTGTTCAGCTTTGGAAAGAAGTTGCACAGGATAATGCTCTTCTCGGTTCTCTTGGATTCCTGACAAATGCGATAATGGTAGCCAAACTTTCTCGCACCCCAAAGGTTTCTGGATACCCAGTTTATGTTATAGAGAATTTGCCAGGGCAGGATGGGATGACAACAATGCTTGGACTTCCTTGCGGAATGAGCAACCAAGTCCCTTCAAACCTTTCCAAGGGAACATCTACTGATTGCTCAGCTATCATATTTGGAAACTGGGCAGATTTAATTATCGGGCAGTGGGGAACAGTTGATGTTCTTGTTGACCCATACACTGGCGGTGCAGCAGGCACAGTAAGAGTTAGAGTCCTTCAGGATGTTGACATCGGGATTAGGCACGCAGAGAGTTTTGCTGCAATCAAAGACGCAAGAGATGTATAACCTGATTGAGGGCAGGTTATTCCTGCCCTCTTTTCTAATGGAGGGGGCATGAAAATAAAAATTATAAGAAACACAGTGGCAGAAGGCAAAGATGTTTTTGAGGGAGAAGTGGTTGAAGTGAGTGACCCAGTTGGCAGAATGCTTATTCAGATGGGCAAGGCAGAAGAAGTTACAGAAGAAGCAAAAATAAAGGAAGAAGCAAAGCCAAAAAAGGAGGGCAAATAAAATGTATGATACAGGTTCAGAAGTAAAAACACTAAGAGCTATATCACCACAGTCAGACAGTGGGGGCGCAGCAGTTAATGGCGTTGTGATTGACAGAAGCGGGTTTGATAGCCTTGTTGCAACATTCATAACAGGTGCAACATCAGGCAATCCAACAGGAATTTCTGTTGCATGTAAAGTTCAACATGGTAATGCATCAGATGGTTCAGATATGGCTGATATTACAGGAGCAACAGCGACAATTACATCAGCAAATAGCGTAGCAGAGATTAATGTTGATTGCAGGGGGCTAAAAAAATATGTCCGTGCAGTTGAGACTACAACACTAACTGGTGGAACTTCTCCAACAATCTTAGTGGCTGCGACTATAACACTTGGGCAGGCAGTAGAAAAACCAGTATAAGATGTTCTACGACAGCGATTTGGACATATTTTTTACAGACTTTGCTCAGATGGCGACATATACTCCTCAGGGAGGCACTTCATCTGATATCCCTGTTGTTTTTAACACCGCTTATCAGGTTGCAGTTGATATTGATGGATTTGCAGGAGTTTCAGGATACAAGCTAATTGTTGAGGCAAAAACAGTTGATGTTCCAAATGTGAAGATTGATGACACGATAACAATAGGGGGAAAAACTTATTGTATTACAGAAATTCAACAGATGGACTTCGGAACAACAAGGTTAACTATTAGCGAGGTGCAATAATGGCATCAATCCGTCAGCAGATAATAGACATTCTTGATGTAGAGCTAAAGAAGATTAGAAAGACTAATGGTTTTAATACGGATGCAGGCAAGAATGTTTTCGCATGGAGGGATAATCCACTCACAAAACCAGAACTGCCTGGGCTGATATATAGAGATGCTCTCAATAGAAAGTTTCCTGTTTCTCCAATTGGCAAATTCAGATGGGCATTGAGGGTTGAGGTAGCTGTCTTTGGAGCTTCTGCAAATGAAGTTAGAGCAGGGTTAGAAGATGTTTTAAAAGTAATAGGTATTTGTGAAGAAACAAAATGGGGAAACAATGCTCAAGACACATTACTTGCAGATGGGGATGAGATGGCAGTTGAAAAATATGATATAGAAACTGGTGCGGCAATATTAACCTTTGAAGTAATCTATGACACAAATAAATGGAGCATGTGAAGTGGCACCAGATGATAAAAATGTAACAGTTAGAGAGTGCGATATCAAGCACGAAAGCTTAGATGGAATGATAAGTAAACTTGAAGAGAGACTTGAAAAACTTGAGAGCAAATTCTGGTGGATTATTACGCTTCTGGTTGGCAATTTAGTTGGGATTATCACATTGCTCGTAAGACTAAGATGAATGAACAGAAAGAGAAAAATAAGATAATTGAGGCATGGGAAAAATATCCAACAGACAGAGTGGAATTTTTAAAAGAATTGGTTCATAGATATAAATCTCTCTTGGAGAGGTTTATAGAAATATCAAAGCAGGAGGTAAAAAATGGCACAGGCAACAGGAGCTAAAGCACAAATAATATATCAGGAGGAGACAACATTTAAAACAGACCCTACTTCCCCAGATGCGAAATTGCTATATTTTATTAGCGAAGATTTCAAATCCTCAAGAAACCTCATTGACAGTGCAGTTATAAGGGGGACAAGGGATGCGGCAAGACCAGCACTTGGTAATATTGCAATTGAAGGTTCAATTAAAACAGAGCTTCAGGCTTATATAGGCACGCTGTTTAAAGGATTGTTAGGGAGCGTGGAAACAACTGGAAGCAACCCTTATACACACACACTAAAAGTTGGTGGTTCACTACCAAGTTTTGTGATTGAAAAAGGGTTCACAGATATTGTGAATTTTTTCAAATATAATGGTTGCAAAATCAACAGATTTACTCTTGCGGTAAGACCAGAAGGTTTTCAGGAAATAAGCTTTGACTTTTTGGGAGCAAAAGAGACGATTAGCTCTTCATCTTTTGATAGCACTCCAACAGATTTAGGCAAAGTCTCATGGACAGGCTTTGATATCGCAACAATTGAAGAGGGCGGTTCTGCTATCGGTATTGTCACAGAAGTTGATATCACCGTTGAAAATAACCTTGATGGGTCTGTCTATGTCATTGGCGGGCAGGGGCAAAGATATTCTCTCCCAGAAGGCATGGTGAAGGTATCAGGGACAATTAAAGCTTTATTTGAGTCTATGAGTTTGCTTAATAAGGCAATGAATTCAACAGAGACAAGCTTGAGGATTTACTACAAACTCGGCACTGGTGATGGCTCTGCAGGAAACGAATCTCTTGAGATTAAAATCCCCGAATTGCTTTATTCACCGAACGCACCAGTAATAAGCGGACCAGCAGGGATTTTTGTTGAACTTCCTTTTACAGCTTATTATGACAACTCAACAGAAGGAACTTCTATTCAATTAGTGCTAAAAAATACACAGGCAACATTATAAGGGGTGGATATGGAATATTTCATTGGTGGCAAAAAATATATCCAGAAACCTTTGGTTATAGGACAACTTAAACAACTCTCAAGGCTGTTAAAAGATGTTGTCATTACTCCAGAGGCAGGAGCCGCAAGCCTTGTTGAAGCTATTGGAGATAAGCTTCCTGAAGCAATGGCGATTGTTCTTATACCTGAAGGGGTTGAAGTCAAAGACAAAAACATAGAAGAAATAGCAAAAGAGCTTGAATTTCAGGTTGACATTGACATTGCGGTAAAAGTTGTTGAAGATTTTTTCGTTTGCAATCAGGTTTCTTCTCTTTGGAAAAGACTTCAGGAAGCACTCAAGACAAAGACACAGAAGAAATCTTAGACGAGATGGTATGTATATTGGCAAAAGGAGATATAACAAAAAAAGATAGCATAGAATGGGGGGTTACGCTCCATGAGAGCAGAAGATACTTGGAATATCAAAGTAGAGAGATACTTTTCAGGGAGGCTGTTATTTCTTTCTTGGTTGGCGAAACAGAGGAAGATAAGAAAAAAAGATATAGAGAAGAGTATAAGAAAGCCTGCAAGGTTATTGGCAAAAAATTTGAAGGAGATATAGAGGTAATAGATTGGCAGAAAATCAAGTCAAATTAATTATATCTGCTATCGATAATACTAAGTCTGCGTTTGATAATATCAACAGACAGCTTGACAGCATGTCATCACGGGCTGCACTTACAGCAGGTAGATTTTTGGTTATTAAAAGAGCATTACAAGAAATTTCAAGAATGGCAACAGATGCCATTGCACCCTTTTACGATGCCGTAGAACAATACTATCAATTTGTTCATAAAATTGCTGCAATGATGACCTCTATGTCAGCCGCACAAGGGAATATTGATATTTCAGAGTATTATCAAAAAGCAGTAAAATATGCAGAAGAACTATACGATACACTTACGGATGTAGACAATAGAACAGCTGCTACGCTTCCAGATTTAATGAAGATGAACGAAGAAATGATGAAATTGGGTATTTTTTTGAAGAAAGATAAAGAAGAAATTGAAGCGTTTGCAAATATAGCGAATGCAATTGCGGTAATATCACAGGGCTCTCCAGCTAAAGAAGTTCAGATTAGACAGGAATTAAGAGCTTTATTACAAGGCGAAGTAAATGTTCATAGTCAGCTTGCCAGTTTGCTAGATAAAATGGTTGGAGGCACACTTAAAGAAAAACTTCAATTATGGAGGCAAAGCGGGACTGAAATAAAAGAAATAGGTAAACTTCTAAAAGGCTATGGGGAGGCTTCAAAATATCTTGAAAATACATGGTCAATAATAGGCTCTACTCTACAAACTCTTAAAATCCAAATCATGAGACTTGGCTTTATAGAGGCATACAAAGCAATTAATAATTTTTTAAGGTCAATTATAGATTTTACAAGGGAAAATGCTGAAACAATTTCTTCTGGCATATACAAAGGCTGGCTTGCAGTAAAAGGGGTATTGGAATCTATTTGGAATATACTTAAACCATTTGTGCCTCTTTTCCAAACCATCGGATATCTTATAGGGTTAATGGTTGAAGGTCTTGGGTTAATTGCGCATGTTATTTTGCCTCCGATAACTCAAAGGATACAAAGCATCATAAATGCGATGCTTGAATTAGTTCCAATAATTATAAATCTTTCAGATGCAATCTCGGCGTTATATAGGGGAAATTTTAATGAGGCAAAAATTTTTGCATCGCAGATAGTTGATAGTTTTAAGTTTATGTGGCGCTCTGCAAAAGAAACATTTAAGGGTGGGCTTAGCGATGAGATGCTAAAGAGATATGATGAATGGGAGAAAAAGAGGGCAACAACTAAAAAATCAGCGGGGGGAAAAGGAGGGATTGACCCATTTAGACCAAAGGACGATAAGAAAAAAGACGAACAATTAGAAAAGT